CAGGAGGTGGCACCATGGAACTAGAAGACCTGCTCATGGCTTACGGCGGCACCGTCGTCGATCACCTATACACCGACTGTCCCACGTTTATTCGTTCCCGCAACAAGTGGGGCGACAACCGAAACACGCCGTGGATCGGCGCAGCGTTGCAAGGCAAGGTCGATCCGTTGGGTACCGACATTTGCGGCTGGTGTCAGCGGGTATGGAAGGCAAGGCACCAGACGAGTGACGAACAGACCCGTCGGAAGCCATGCCCCGTGAAATGTCCCTGCATTTGTCACGATACGGGCGGCAGTGGCCACGATCACTACGGGCAGCCCTGTCCAGGTAAATCGGAGGGTAAGCGATGAGTGACGAACAGACACGGGCACGCAACCAACTAGCCGACAAGATGCTCGCAGCGTTCATGGAGTGCGAGAAGGGCGAAGGCATGATTCCGGGGATGCTGGACGCTGTGCTATCTGATGTTTCGTTGCTGATGCAAGCACTAGGAGCAGAACGTCAAACGTATACGCCCTATTACCAGCCCAACAGAACCGAGGTACGTTGGGTGACACCGTGGCAGGAGGCAACAGATGAGTGACGAACAGACCCCACTAGAAGCCTACGGACCACCCAAGGACAAGCCCTGGACCCCAACCGAATCCGAAACCAAAGTCATCACCATACGAGTCTCCCCCGCCGTCTACGCCAAACTCGTAGCCGAAACCCACCGAAGGCAGATGCGAATGTCAGAACTGCTCCGCAGCTACATCGCTCAGGAACTCGACCCGCCCGTGAACGCCGTAGACCCGGTACCGATGGGTGATTGGAGTCCCGGCGCACACAAGGAGTACACACGACCACCGGAGCCACCCGACATCGGGGCCACCACCACATGAGAGAACGATTCCGCAGATGGGCACACAACAAACTCGGCTGGCACCGACCCGTACCCTCCCTCGGCTGGGACGGCTGCTCAATCACCAGCCGCTGCATGTACTGCAACAAACGGATACTGCGGGACTCACAAGGCGGCTGGTTCACAGCAGGGAAACAGTAAATGACCAAGCGTGACATGACCTACAAGGAGTTCCGAAAGGACTACTTCTCGCAGCACGCCTGGGGAGATATCGCTAGGGCTGGGATCGACACCTGCCCTGTCCATCCGGCCCGTGCCCGACGCAAGGTCGCCTGGCGACCCGAAGTCACCACCTACGTCACCGACAGCAAGCACATCACGGTACACATAACCATGAACCCCTACTACAGCCCCAAACAGATGGGTCTCGAACTGATCGCCACCGTCGAAGAAGACGAGTCGTACCAGTTCCATATCGTCGCGGCCTGGGTCGGAACCGTCACCGAAACGTTCCACGGGCACCGGGCAACCACCTACCGCATCTTCTGGGCAGCCGACTCAGGATGCTCATGCCCCTCACCGTTCGAGGACTACACCAGCATCGAAACCCTTACTGTCTACAACGGGTCGAAGTCGTCATATCAAGAACTCGTCGCTGCCGTGGAGGACGTAGCGATCGATGACGCCAGCCGGGTGGATTTCCTCCGGCAGGTACAAGCCGCATATCGCGAGCACTGTCAATGATCGTACGAAAGTTTGTCCCCATCGATTGGTGTGCAGTCCACTGGCTTCCCATCGATGAGGATGGCTTTTGTATAGGGATCGACTCGGGTACCGCTTGTGCCCTTGAAGACCCACCTCAGCACTTCTTCCTGGAATATGACGAGACAACACGCTAATGTTCAAACAACGGAGGTGAACTATGGAAATCCGACTCGACCAAATCATCACGAAGCTCATGTGCAAGTCCTGCGAAGGACGCCCCGAGCAAGGAGCCATCACAGGACTCCAGTTCGTGAAGGGCAACTTCGAGATCGAGGAAGCCGACTTCGTGTGCCAGCGATGCAAGGGCCACCCCGGTATCGACCCTGACGTGATCTTCACAGATCGTGGCGGGAAGCTCTGGATCGACCGCATCCCCCTAGACGAAACATGAACATCAACGACCCCATCTACCTCGATGTGGAGATGGTTCAAGAGATCGGGAAAGCCATCGCTCACCGCATGAGCAAGTTCACCGAAACAGTCCAGTTCGCCGCATCAGTGGTACTCCTCAACTACGGCGACAAGTACAAAGAGGTCGAGTGCGTCAAGGGAGAATGGAGCGGCACCAAAGCCGATTTGCCACCTACCAACCGACTCCCGGTGTGCCCCAACGGGCATCCCCTTTTCGAGGGTCTCGGGAAACGCCTAGCCCTCGTAGACGAGGAACAGCTATGAACATGGAACAAGCGCAATGAAGTCCGGGATATGACCCTCGTCGGTCGCTATCGAGCCGGGCATATCCCCACCTGGGCTGTCACCCTATGGGTCCTCGGCCTCATCGACTGGACACTCACCCACATCATCATCAGTAACGGCGGGCACGAAGTGAACCCAATGCTTGCCGGATGGATCGGCACCTGGTGGGGACTCGCCGTCAAGGCCGGGGTCACTGGTTTGCTTCTTATATTTCTCGTCCGTAACCAAGAGAAACGACTCGTACGGGAAGGCATCTTCTTCGTGACGTTCTTCTACATACTCGTGGTGCTGTGGAACGTCAGCACCCTGTTCACCCAGCTAACAAGGATGGCCCTATGACCCCAGTAACGCTCGATCTCAAAGTCAACGAAATCCGCTTCGTAGGAGGAGACGAATCCCAAGTCGAAGTCTCAGCCAACCACTTCTTCCAGTCAACACAAGTCACATTCAACGTCCCGGTGAACACACCACTCAAGGTCGGGGACGAACTCACCGTCCTTATCAACCGCAAGAGCGACCTATGAAGAGCTTCTGGATTGAGATCACTACAGGCATGATCATCCTCAACGAGGACGAAATCTGGCCCGACGGTGACGCCCCCGAGAACCCCAGCGCCATGCACGTCAAACGCACCATCGAAGAGGCGGGGCCTCTCTCGAAGGTACTGCACGACTGGAACCTGGACTACGACATGGACCTCCAAGTAGGCGAAGTGTGATCGCGGCCTTTGCCCTCGGATATGTTGTCGGCGCTATCATCGTCATGGGTTTCGTCTGGCGATGGATGGACCGGCATGATCATTAGATTCACCCCTGCGGAGGAACCATCTGTGTCCGTCAAGTACATCCCCAGCGCGAAGCTGGCTGGAGGGCAACGCACAGTCGCTCTCTGGTCCTGTGACTGTGGCGGGGTGAAGGCTGAAGGGTCCACGTGGATACCGTGGTGGATGTGGCACAAGGCCGGGTGTCTCGTAATCCCAGAGGGACCTCGGTGAAGAAGCCTGCCGTTGTCGAGCACTATGAGGAACCCTGATGGCCATGATGTACGCCAAAGGGAAACTCCGAATCGGAGACATCAACGATCCCGACGCCCCCGAGTTCGAGATCACAGAAGTGACAGTCAACTTCGAACGAAACCCTCGTGCGAAACCCGGTGAACGATGGTGCCGCTACTGCGGCGGCGGCATAGGCCAAGCCGAGTTATGGCGCATGTCCTGCGACGACTGCTGGGAGACCGAAAGCCCATCCTCGTTCCAGGTCGCTCAACTGTATGGGGCGTTCTCGCTCGGTCATTCGCCAACAGCGCAACGAGTGCTGAGCATCATCAGTACCACCGCATGAGACGACGCAAGCCCCAAGTCGAGGGACAAGAATCCCTTCCCGATACCAGGTTCCTCCCAGGGGAACTGTGGTGCACCCTTTGCGGCGGGCCAGTCGTGATGATCTGGGAGCGCAAGTTCATGATATGCGGCACCTGTAACCCGACTACGAAGCGAGAGATCCAACACACCGGCAAGACGTTCCAGCAGTGGACCCAGACGAAGGCGTATCAGAAGGCCCTCAAGGTCGTCAGCAAACTCCTTGAAAGTACGAACGAGGAGGGGTAGGGTTCTCGGCATGTCTGCTCAAGCGATCCACACGAAGGAGGACCATATGGCCCGTAAGCGAGACCGAGACGCATCCCTGGACGACCTCACCAGGTCAATTCGCACGCTCACCAAAGAGGTAGCGGAACTCCGAGGCGAAAAAGACGCCCTCTCCGAGTACCGCAGCCTCCACGAGGAGACCCTGCACCTCAAAGAGACGATCGAGGAACTCAAGATCAAGGAGTTGCGGCTCAAGGAAGAGCAGGAGAAGGAAAAGCGGGAGACCCGCCACATGGTCGGCCTGGAGCGCAAACGGCAGGAGTTCGAAGGGGAACAGCAACGCAACGAGATCGAAGCTGCCCGCCGTGAAGCCGTCCTCGAAGTTCGGGAAGAGAACTTGGCTGCTGAACGTGAAACGTTCGAGAAGCAGATGGAGTTCATGACGAACCAGTTGAACCAGCAGATCGAGGACACCAACAAGATTCTCGCCCAGGTGCTGGAGCGGCTCCCGAACGTCACCGCCCATTTCGAGAATGTCGGGGTTGGTAATGGCTCCGATGGGTGACAACATCACCATCTACGGGAACTGGGCCTCCTCTTCGACGTACACGGTGGACAACACTTCCGACACGATGTGGTGGGGGACAGACAATCGTACGAGAGTTACTTCACCGCAGGTGAACGTCACGTACGCTCCCCTCCCCCCGGTCCCGGAGGATGAGGCTGATGCGGACATGCGGTGGCTGAAGCGCCGTGTCCGCGAGATGGAGGAGTACTCCCGCCTTGCCGCGTGACAACTAATGTTCGAACGAATGACTGTGGGCCGTGGGGGTAGTACCCTGCGGCCCATGTCATGGGTCGTGTACGCAGTGATAGCAACCATCGTCTACGCCGTAATCGTGCTGGGAATCGCCCGGTTTCTGTCATGGCGATGGCACCCCGATGGAGGTGACGAAGCATGGCAAGGGGAACATACCGACCAGCAGTAGACGCCACGATCACCGTGCGGCTGTCCAGCCTGCTGGTGTGGTGGGAGGTCGAACGGGAGCGTCTCAAGGACCATCCTCACCTGTTGGAGAACGAGGAGTTCCGGGACACTCTTGAGTTGGTGTCTCAGCAGATTCAGGATGATCTTGACGACTTGGGCGTGATCTTCCGGGATCGACTTGAGGAGCCGGAGGAGCTTCGGCGGGGCCGTCGCCGCAGGGTCCGCGGAAATAGACTTTCCTGAAACCATAATGGCATGGTATGGTCTTATCCGGTAGAAGGACGTACTGGAAGGACCAAGGATGAAACATCGATACCATCAGGCCACCCTCCGAACAGGAGGCCCCACACACGCTCTCAGGCACATCTCCAGGGAATCTGGATACGCCGACCGTGCCGCCTGTGGCATCCCCGTAGGCCCCTTGGCCCAAACTAAGGGACGAACCTTCACCCCCGATGACGCATCTTGCAAAAGGTGCGTCGTTTCAGTTGGGAAACAGTCGTGACCCAACCCACCCTGTTCTCGCGGCCTGATCCGACGCAGCCTGAAACACAGTTGCGTCGCAACCCGAGAGCAACCGAAGTCTCCGGTGCAAACCGGGGACTTCCCGCGTCAGGGACCCATCGCCACCTCGCCCTCGAATACATCATCGATCAGGGTGATGACGGGGCGACCAGCGACGAGATCTCCGCATACCTCGACCGTCACTACAACAAGTACGTGCCACCGAATCAGGTGGCATCGAGGATCGGGGAACTCGTCCGCGACCGATGGGTCATGGACTCGGGACGTACCCGTAGGACCCGGCGAGGTTCAGACGCCACCGTCTGGATCTATCGACCGGCAGACACATGAGATGTATGGCTCTGAGTATCGGCGGGGGACTTTGATCACCCAGGAGGAACAGTGACACTTGCTATGGATGCCCAGAAATACCATACGACAGTCCGCATGGATGAGGACCTAGCCGAGAGGTTGGGGTTGATCTCCCAAGTTCGTGGCCAATCGAAAAACTCGCTCATAAATGCCGCGGTCAAGCAGTTCGTGCTTGACCTAGAATCCGACCCGACGTATCGGGAAGAACTCGAACAGCGTTTAGAGCGATGGTCGAGTAAGGAGAACTAGGTGAGGCGAGGACCAATTCTGACGGGCGTCATTGCCCTAATCGCACTGCTATTCGTGGTGCCAGCACTAGCCCAATCCAATCCGCCCAGTGTGGAGTGCGCCAGCGACGCCTGGAACGGTGAGTACTGGAAGATCCAGATCAACGAAGGCACACCGGGCGAGATCGAAACGAACGTGTCTGGAGCCATCGACTGGGACGTGACCGCGGGTGTGTTCTCATGGACCAACGCCCATACTGAGGACGTGTTCCGGTGGCTGTTCAAGAGCGGCAACGAAACCACGGTACCGTGGAATGGACTGTGGGGGCCAGGTGAAGGCGACAGCGCCGAAATGCCAGGCAACCTGTCACACGTGACGTTCTGCTTCACCGACCCAGCCCCGCCAACCACAACAACCAGCACGACGACGACGACTTCGGAGCCGCCGCCATCGACAACAACGACAACCACAACCACAACAACCCCGCCTACGACCACCACCACCACAACGACCACAACCGAGCCACCACCTTCCACAACAAGCACGACGACAACCACGACGACGACGCCTATTACGACGACGACGGGAGTCACGTCCACGACGACGACTACGGTTTCACCACCGACGACCGTCACGTCCACGACGAAGGCCCCCCCGACCACGGTCCCTACGACTGACCCTGGTTGCGACGAGGACCACCCCACGTGGAACGATGAGACGCAAACGTGCGAGTTGCCGGAGACAGATCGGTTTGAGATGGGAACGATCGCCTCAGTAGGCGTCGGTTTCCTGTTCCTCGGAGTGTTGACTCTGCTACTGAAGCTGTACTTCCGGGAGCAGGCCGTTTAGGTGAACGAAGCTGGCTCTAAGTCGATGGTGTGCGGGAACACGAGGAACCCGAACCTAGTCGCTGCCAAGTGATCATGGGTGGCGACAAACGCTGCACACCATCGACTAGCCAGCCTCATGCCAGGTTCAGCCCATGCAGCCGAAACTGCCGTCTGATACAGTCCACGCAATAATCTCATTGCTCGTACGATAGAACACTATGCACCTTCTCAGCGGATTCATCGTCGCGGTCCCCGACCGTCACCCAGCCCTTTTCGAATACGGCCACCCCGACCTCGGCTCCATGGCGCACAGGTGGGCACCAGAGATCGAACTCCTCACTCCAGACCGTGTGATCTGGGCCTACGACTTCGATGCAGAATGGACCCTCTACGGCCACGCCACTGTGACCAGGGACAAACGGTGGAAGAAAGGTCTCCAGAAGATGGCCAAGCGACTGGGCTATATCCGCTAGGCTGATACCGTTCGTACGAACAAAGGAGATCGCTATGCCGACTAAGGCAGAGCTTGAAGAGGCCAATGAGGCCCTCAAAGCTGAGAACGAGGATCTGAAGGCTCGTGAGGTAGCGACCGTCGTGGTCGAGGTCGAGAAGGTCAGCGGAGCCGAAGCGTCGGCACGTGCTGCTCAGTCCAACCTCGTGGAGTCTCGTGAGTACGGTGAGAAGGTTCGCCGTGCCTCCAAGTCCAGCCATCTGACACGCAGAGCCGCTCAGCACGAATCACTCGGATAGGTGTACGAGTACCTGGCGACAGTACGTCGTGTAGTCGATGCAGACACGATCGATTGTGATATCGACTTGGGTCTCTACGTCCATGTCCACGAACGTCTCCGGTTGCATGGGATCGACGCGTGGGAAGTCCGTGGCCGAGAGCGGGAACAAGGGCTGGTAGCCAAAGCCGCGCTGGAAGCCATCTTCGCTGCGGACCCCAATATCCTCGTACGAACAATCAAGGACAAGAAGGGCAAATACGGGCGGTTCCTCGCTGACGTGTACACCCTGAATCCGGGTGGGGCACCTGAGATCCATATCAACGAGTGGCTGGTTGAGCGCGGTCACGCTGAATGGGCCGAGTACTAGAAGTCTGTCCACCTGGCGCGGTGTCCGGTGTCTTTCATAGTGGCTTGATGAAGTGGAATGAGGCGACACCATTACCCCTGTCGAGGGTGACGGTATTGGCCTCGTGCCACTCGGCTCTGCCGCACTCGTCGTCGCTGCACCGCATCGACTCAGCGATTTCTCCGTCGCGGATCTTCCCGTCCCGTACCTTGGCTCCCAGCATGTCACCGCAGAAGCGACACCACCGCATTTTGAACCGGCGAAGAGCAGCCCGGTTGTCCTGGTAGCAGTTAGCGCAGAGACCTACGAACTCCTTGACGCCCCGTGACGAGTTGCACGATGTGCAGTGCATTTTGGTGTAGGTCACAGGCATCGTTCAAACATTAGTAGAGGGGGCTGCCCTGGAGCAACCCCCTCCGTAACATGGAGGTGAAACCATGTGGTCGCATGATAGCGCATGAGTCCAATCTGGTCCCGAGGGTAGGAGTCGAACCTACTCTGCACATAGGCGACGGGGTTACAGTCCGTTGAGCCTCCACAGGCTCGTCCTCGGGTGGTAGCGGGGACGGGAGTTGCACCCGCACTGATCACGGTTTATGAGACCGTCGCAGCACTACTACTGCCTGCCCCGCGGTGGGTCTCCAGGGAATCGAACCCTGCATGTCGCTGATTAAAAGTCAGGTACCTAGCCGATCGGTCTGAGACCCGTGGAGATGCCGCTCGGAGTCGAACCGAGTAATAGCGGGGTTGCAATCCGCTGCCGTACCGTCTGGCTCCGGCATCGAGAGGAGACTGGCCTAGTTGCACACTGGGCTAACACTATGAAAAGAGGTCGCAGTCTCCCGTGAACCTGGCACGATTCGAACGTGCAACCTTCACCTTCGGAGGGTGACGCTCATCCAGTTGAGCTACAGGTTCATGGGTACCCTCGGAAGGAGTCGAACCTTCATCCTCCGGCTTAGAACACCGTTGCACTTCCAATCGTGCTTCGAGGGCGTGGAGCCAGCGCAGGGAGTCGAACCCTGTCCCCGTCCTTACAAGAGACGAGGGGATTACCAGGTCCTCACTGGCGTGGAGCCACAGGTGGGAGTCGAACCCACTTGCTCTTCCTTACCATGGAAGCGCTCGTCCTCACGAGCATCTGCGGCATGGAGCCACCATCAGGATTCGAACCCGCACTCCCTCGGGTACGAACCGAGGGGAACTCTCCAGTGAGTCTTGGTGGCATCGAGCCGGTACGCGTCCCGGCTCAGTGACTGGTTACGGAGTCACCCGCATCCCAACTTACGGGAGGATGCCCCAGTCAATTCCTGGGCCGTACCGCCGCTAAGCGGAAGCGGAAGGTGCAGGATTCGAACCTACGTGGCTGTTACACCGTCTCTGGTTAGCAACCAGGCCCCTTACCAGACTCGGGCAACCTTCCTAGAGTCCCCATCCCTGGAGTCGAACCAGGCACATGATCCTTATCAGAGTTCACAGAGCACACCGGCTCATCGATGGGGGTGGTCGGCGGTAGGGGAGTTGAACCCCTCTTCACGGCTCATAAGGCCCGCTAGGTCAACCGGACACAACCGCCACGCCTGTTTACATCCAGGCGATGATGTTGAAATCACTCTCTGCTGGGTCGATAGCGCCTGCCGTGACGTTCGTGGCCCGTACATGGACGGTCCCCTTCACCGCACCCTTGGTGGACTCAGTGACTGCTGAGCTTGTACCACCTGTGAGGTTGGTGTCGTCATCTACGAGTGCCGCGACATCTTGTAGGCCAGGGTTGACAAACTCGATGTCCCAGTCACCGGCTGAGCCGGTCACGTTGACAAGAGTGATCGTAGACAGCGCTTCGAGCGCAGCCTTCAGGTTGGCATTCGAGATGTTGTAGGCGAGGTCGCCTGTCTCGGCCCCTCCGAAAGAGAGAGTGAACGTACCGCCCGTGTGATCGTGCGCGTAGTTTTGGACTTCGTTCCGGTGCGCTGCGTAGGCACTGAAAACGAGTCCCGCGTCGATCCCGAACGGTGGCATCACGAGGACGCCCTCTGGTGCGAATGGGAGCGTTACCACAAGCTCGGCGTCAGAGTTAGCACTGATCGAACCGAAGTTGAGAGTTTCTACGCTGACCCATTGGCGCTTACCCGTGTTAAAGCTCATGGGTTGCTCCTTGGTACAACTTTCGTACGAAGGTCAGCATACCAGAGGATCGTAGAGACGGCGGGACTCGAACCCGCAACCTTCAGCTTCGTAGGCTGCTGCACGTCCAGTCGTGCTGCGTCTCTAGGGCTAGTCGTACCAGAGCGACGCAACGATGGTGCCGGATACGACTTCGACGTAGGTGCCTGCGGCACCCATGTTGATGCGAGAATCGCCAAGCGCAATGACTTCCGTATCGTCGGTAGCCACCGTCGCTGTATGTACGATCTCGCCAGTGACAACGCCGTCCTTGCGGAGTCGCACTACAGCGGCTGCGCTCGCAAAGATCGACCATCCAGCAAGCGACCCGGCTGATGCCACGGCTCCACTTGCTGTTACGGGTGCTGTCTTCATTGTGGAACCTCCTGGAATCGAACCAAGTCGCCTGGCGTTTCAAACCAGTGCTCTACCTGTTGAGCTAAGGCTCCAAGCGTACCACGAGCAATGCTCATTCGTACGAACGTACACCTGGAAGGACTCGAACCTTCACTCCCCGTAGGGCCAGCCTCTCAAGCTGGTGCGTATGCCATTCCGCCACAGGTGCAGGTGGGAGAGCATCGGGTCCTGACACAACACTCTCCCTGGAGAGGGCCTCTCTCCTAGCCACATCCCCAGCAAAGGTGGGGGTAGGTCAGGGGCTAGTAGGTCCCCCCGGATTCGAACCGGGATTCCTGGGATTTGACTCCAGTGCGTATGCCGTTCCGCCAGGGACCCGAGGCGAGATTCCAGGTGACGAACCTGAGGCTCTCGCGAGCCTGCCATTGTTGCGGGGTCACCGCGGGCATGTGCTGCCCCGTGCGAGCCGTGGGAGTCGAACCCACACGCCCGAGGGCACTGGTTTCTGAGACCAGAGCGTCTACCAGTTCCGCCAGACTCGCAGGAGCCTCATGGAGAGGAGGCCATATCGCCAAACACAACCGACCTCCATGAGGCACAATGCTCCGGGTAGCTGTCGAATTACTAGGTGCCAATACCAGTCACCGTTCTGTTCCGCTGTTCTCTCCCATCACCGGAGGGGGCATTCCCGTACCCGGATAGTTGGGTGGAGCATCGAGGAAGGTGAAGGAGTCGAACCCTCGCCAGTTACGACGGCCTGGTTTTCAAGACCAGTTGCTACCCACGCAGCGCCACCTTCCATATCCCCACTTGAGAGCCAGGCGTGGGGGACCTGATGGGCTAATCCCAGCGCACCTGACGCGGGAAAAGCACTCGTAGGTCCACAGGGACTCGAACCCCGACTTCCTGGGTAAGAGCCAGGTACTCTTCCAGTTGAGTTATAGACCCATGGTGAGGGATAGAGGAATCGAACCTCTCAGTACCTGCTTGTAAGGCAGGGGACCGTACCCAGCGATCATATCCCCCATGGTGGAGCGTCAGGGATTCGAACCCTGCTCTGGTTGGTTGCAAGCCATCCGTGCGTACCCGAGCGCACGCCCCTGGGGTGGCCGACGGGTATCGATCCCGCGTCTCTTGCTTCACAGGCAAGCGCTCTTCCATTGAGCTACGGCCAACGCTGCGAGGAGAGGAATCGAACCCCTGTACGTTCTGGTTAACAGCCAGCCGCCCGAGCCAACACGGCCCTCGCAAAGGCTCGGAGGGTAGGAATCGAACCTACGTACACCGGATTCAAAGTCCGGTTGGGAAGCCAGCGTCTACCTCCGAAAGGTGGGGGAACCCGACCGTAGCCAGTGGTGCTTGGCTGCTGCAAGCCAGGGGGGAATGGGGGCTTGCAGGAAGGGAGTCGGGTTCCCCCCGTGGCCCCACAGGGATTCGAACCCTGTCCTGGAGATTGAAAGCCTCCGATCCTACCCATAGACGATAGGGCCAAAGCGCCGTTGAAGGGACTCGAACCCTCCTGCATCCTGCTCGACAGGCAGGTGTCATCCCCGATGACTACAACGGCGTGGTCAGTGTGGTTGGAATCGAACCAACTATCTCCTGGTCCCAAGCCAGGCGGGGCACCATATTCCCCTTCACACTGCTGGTGCGGTCACGGGGAGTCGAACCCCGGTTTCTGGGCTGAGAACCCAGCGTCTTTGCCATTGGACAATGACCGCGTGGCTACGAGGGTAGGAGTCGAACCTACGTGGCCGTGATTCAGAGTCACGATGGGATACCGGCAACCCGCCTCGTAATGGAGTGACCACCCGGATTCGAACCGGGACCATCTGGTTGGAAGCCAGAGATGCTTGTCCGTTAAACACCATGGTCACGTGTGCCGGGGATCTGGTGTCCCCGGCGATTGGACTCTATGCGGCTATCAAGGTGCTCCGGTTCTCTCGTACGAGAGTTCCTTCGTCGCACGGGTGTAAGGAGTCGAACCCCATCTTCAGGCTTTGGAGACCTGTACGCTCCGCAGCGTCACCCGCTCATGTCAAGGTTCTAAGCTACCACAGTTCTATGATCCTGCAACCACCTCTAAGGATGTTTTTCGCGACACCGCGGGAATCACGCGAGGAAATGACTACAAGCATCCATACAACTCTCTAGCCTCGCTCCATGGACCTACCAACACCCGTCGTGGACCACCGGGTAACATTCGAACATGGCAGCAACGATCCAAATCCGTAGATGGACTGGCACAGGGGCTGGGACAGGTACAGATATCACCGAAACGACAACGCGGGCGTCCACCTCAGACGTTGCAAGCCCAGGGACCGCTAACCCTCTTGTCATTCCCCTCTCTGGCACTAACTATTCATTCTGGGTCTCGCTACGCCTCTACGCTTCGACCGCGCCGACAGGCACCATCGATACCCTCAAGTGGTATAGCGACGGTACCAACTCGTTCGGAACTGGGTACACCGCCAAAGTCGCGGACGCATCAACCGGACTGAACTCCGGCTATCGTCAAGCCACAGGAACAGTTGGAACGACTGGCACCCTCCTCAACACCACCAACCACACCGGGTTGGACGCGGCACCAGCGGACTTCTTCTCCAAGACGCTCGCTTCTCCGCTCACGTTGGGTGGTTCAACCACCGGGACGGGAGACTTCGGGGACTTCGTGGTGTTCCAGATTGAGATAGCCAGTACGGCGGCATCAGGGACGTTGACCTCAGAATTGTTTACGTTCAAGTACGACGAGACCTGACATGTCACTCCTAGCCAACCAGCAAGACTTCGAAGCCAACGGCCTTTACTCCAACTATCACAGGTACAAGCTGTTCCAACGCCGCGCCGAGATCATCCGCCAAACGTTCAGTCCCCAAAGTGTCCTCGTGGTTGGTTGCGGGTGGGGATTCCTTGTAGACGAACTCCGCATGAAGGGCCTCGACGCATGGGGCGTCGATCTCTCCGAGTACGCGATCCGTAAAGCCCACGCCGAAGTCCCCGACGTGTACCGCTACATCGAAAAGGCCGACGGTCGAGTGGCCAGATCACTGGAACGTGTCGGTCCTGGCCACTGGGATGTCGTAGTCACTGAAGATGTCCTTACTGTTTGTTCGAACGAACAAGAGGTCAGCCGGTTCGTGGCAGCAGCCAGAGCCGTAGGCGATCAGGCGTTCCATATCGTCACGTGCTGGCTACCAGGCCGCGAGGAGAAGGTGAAGGGCCGCGACAGTCGGGTCATGTGGAAATACCAAGAGGAATGGGCCGAACTCGTTGCCCCCGACCCGATTCTGAACAACTTCGAAGAGATCGTTCGTTATGCCTGATCATTCTTTCACCGGCACCTACTACTCGTACAACGAGCAGGCCAACATGGGGCCGTTCTATGACTCCACCTCAGACGACTATTACGTCATTCTCCAGCAAACCGCATCAACTTGGGACATTGAGATGTGGCGCTCCACTAATGACGGCGATACTTACACAGAGCAGGACTCGTCCAATCGGCCCACCCCCGGAGGGGCATCCCAAACCGTATACGGAGTTGGGGCGACCGGAGCATATGTGCCCGGTACCCGCCGCATCTATGTCTTCTACTGGGTTCAAACCGCTTCGCTTGAATACACGCTGCGATGCACTTACTTCTCGTGCTCCACCAACACCTGGGCAGGAACCACCTACGACAGTGCCCAGGCTTGTCACGCCTACAGCAACACCTTCAACAAGGGCATCGACGTGGAGTACCGATCCTCCACTGATATCGGTGTGTACTACATGGGTCAGGACGAAAAGGTGATGGGCGCTGCCTTCGAGCGCATGAACTACGAAGTGTTCAACCCCAGTACCAACGCGTGGGCCGGTTCAGCAGTCGAAGTCGAACTCGGCATTGGCTATGACATGTTCGGCGGGTGCATGACGTATGACTCCAGCGGAGACGTGATCTGTTCCGCTGATTACTACGCCGCTTCGGGGTCAAGAATCCGTACTTACAAGATCGTGTCGGGGACAGACACCAACCACGGCCAGAACCACAACATAACGACTGCGGACCTCCACTTTTCATCTTATTACTCGGGTCTTTCCACTGAGGAGTTCGGTGTTGTCTACTCAGAATGGGATGGTTCAGAATACGACCTGTACTACGGGTATTCGACTTCTCCGACTACGACACCATGGTCCACAACCAAGATCAATGATGGGGGCTGGGACAAATGCCGAACGCTAGGTGGTTCGATCTGTTACGTGGGCACGAAGCGGTACTTGTTTGCTGCTTATGGGACTATCAGCGGTGATACTTCGATCCATATGTGGACCAAAGACGGCACCGGGGCCTGGACCGAGACTGGCTTGATCTATGACTACGGCGCTTCCCTATTCCCGAGATTGCGTGTCAACCATCTGAAGTCGTCAACGAACGAATGGTTCGGATTCGTAATCGCGGCGGCTAGCACGGGAACAGTAGCGGTGGTGTACGAGGAAGGCGCGGCGGTTACCCGTTCGAAGACAGCGAGCGTTGACGCAATCTCTGTTCCCCCAGAAGGCATCTTGCCTGAGATTGTGTTCCCTGAAGTTGTGATGGGTGACCTGTGGCCCGTTCACAATTACAATGTCGGCCTCGGGCTAGGTATCACGTTTGTCGTAGGGGTAGACAAATCGGATAACACGAAACTCATCATCGTCTACAACGAGGGACAGGGGAAGGCTGATACCTGGTCTGAAGTGACTCTCCACGACTATGCCACCGAAATCAAATCACTTCATCTTGGTCCGAATGGTGCTTCTGATACCTCATTCACTGTCACCACTCAACACGCCAACGGAGACGTGTACTGGGGCCTCTACAGCGCATCCGGCTCCACCCCCGCTACCTGGGGCTGGGTAACCGATACTCACCGTGCCACTGGCGGCGCTATTGGCCCGTGGCTCGTAGCGTCACCAGGTACCCCCGATGAGTACGGAGCTATCTGCTGCGGTTCCTACTTCGACCCTGGTAACAACCTTGATCCTTCAGACACCCGTGTCTGGGTCTTCTACCACGAGAAGGTATCCACTAATAACAAGATCATGTGGGCTTCCTCAAAACATGACGCCTACTACGGAGAGTTCGCTAACTCCGGTGGTTCCTATTTCACTGGCTCGCAACGCCTCGACCCGGACTCCACCGACGACGAATACCTCGGAGCCGCAACAAACGGAATCGAACCCACTACCGACGGCACCACCACCGCCACCTCATGGAAAGCACGACAGGCCCATGTCCTCTACACCCGAGTTGGAGCTACCACCACCAACCTGATCAAACGGCAGGTCTGGTCACCAGCCATCTACGCCATGTATACCGACGCTACCTCGGGTACCTTCGCGCTCACCATCAACGACAGAGCCAACCAGGTCAACAACATCGAAACCGTGACCAGCATCAACTACAACTCCAGTGCTGCCACCATCAAATCTGCACTCGAAGGCACCACCGCGGTACAAACCGTCAATGTCACCGGGGCAGGTACCAAAGCCAACCCATGGATTGTGGACTTCGACACCTACTACTCCACCCAATTCGCTGGGTTCACTATTTCCCCTAACGAAGTATCGATCAGTTACTTCGAACCTGACTCAACCGGCCTCACCGGAGGCAGTGCTTACGTTGGGGTCCCAACTGTCGAAACAGACCTCGGGCAAGTCAAACACCAATCGCGGCTCCGTGCCGGTATGACGCAGGACGTGGATGCCACTGGTGGCACGTGGCCATGGCAAACCTCGGGGGGCGTTCCCGGTTACTCCGATTATGACGGGTCAGATCCCTTCAGGACTAACTACATAGTCCACGTCGGCACTGATGAGAAACCGATGTACATCAAAACCCCCGATCAATACAGCGGCACATGGGACTGGCGAAACCAATGGGTGTTTGCTGTCGCAGAAACCGCTATCGGCACCAAACTCGTCAAGGTGGACTCAAACGGGTTCCCCGCTGTCTCCGGCATCATCGCCGTCAACGCTGGATACCTCTCGAACCCTTGGGATTTGACCGAGCATCGCATCATCTGGATGGTCGAGAAAACTACCGACGATGTTCACATGATCCACCGTGTCCTCCGAGACACAAATGCCGACACCTACAGCCCCACCCAAGTGCAGGCATGGACTTACACCTCACGTACCCGTACCGGCTCTGAAGAAAACCCGACCAGTATTTGGTTCCGGTTCGAAAGATCTTGGGCGGGGATGCACTGGATCGAGCAGGTCGGCACGAACCTCAAATACTTCTGGGAAGAGCCAGGGGGACCAGGACCGTCAGGGGTAACAGGTCACGACAAGTGGGGAATGAACGCCGACTACGGGATGAAGTTCAACCGTCTCTTGACAGATTACGACTCCGGGGCGACATGGGGGGCTTCCACACTATCCCTCGATTGGAGTTGGGGATCGTTCGAATCTAACTTCATTGACTCGAACGGCGACATCCACAAGTTCACATTCAAGGGTGACCAGCAAACGATCGGGCATCAATGGATCGATTCCGCAGACGTTGGAGACAACGAAACGTCGTTCGCGTGGAGTAGCTGGACCGCCACTCACCAAACGTTCGCGACAACTGCTCAATACATCATGACGTTCGCTATGGCCCAAGACGGCGACACCGTTCACATGGCGACCTTGGAAAAGAACCTCGACGCGTCGTCCGCTGCCCAGTTCCGCTATTTCTACTACAAGGGTGACCTCACCACGAAGTCATGGTCGGTGACCGCTGAAACGATTTGGACTGTGCCGAGACCCAGCGGCCAAGCCGGGCAACCACTGGCCAGCATCACGTCTTACCCATCTATCTCTGTCAGATCCGATGACTACATCGCGGTGGCGCTCACGGGCACACCGACGATCCGTACCGGCACTACCTACGACAAAGATCTCGCTATCGGTGTCCGTAACACCTCCGGCACCTGGACCATCTACGACGCGTGGAGACCGGCAGGCAACTACGCGATATATCCCAATAGCACCCGCATCGCATACGGCGCATCCGACCGGCTCCACGTGTTCTTCACTGCCCGCAACATGGACACATTCAGCTATCACAACTATCACCAGTCGATGAGCAGCACCGGAACCAAAGACACCATCAACAACTACCAGACCAACAACATCCATTACCTCAGCGGCGACATCATCTCCTATCAGGACGGAGCCAACTGGCGTGTCATCTACTTCTACGATTACAACTCCAGCGCGCAGCAATACGTCTACGCCGTTGATGTAACCTCCGGTGCGAACCCCACCATCGGGACCCCAACCCACGTCAACACGAGCAGCACCAGCGACTACCAAGGTCTCGCACACTGGGAAGGTGGGGAACGGCTCGGCCTTTGGTCAGCGACCAGAATCAATGGCCACAACTACGTCATCGGTTTCACCAACGACGACTACAACACAGCAGGCGTCGATTATGACTTCACCTACATGTGGATGATTTGGCACCAAGCCTCGTTCGGCGGCGACTGGTCAGTCCCCACCGTCCCGTACAACAACTACAAATCCGCCGCAGACGGCGGCGACTTCACTGGCACCGATATGCACGAAGGCTGGCCCCTCCGAACCGCTAACACCATCGCTATCTTGGCTGCCAACGGATTCACCATCTCTTCCACTGACTACCTCGCGATCTTTTACGGCTACGTAGACGCCACCCATTATCAGATGTGGCTCCTCACTCCACCAGAGACCCCCTCGATCGCTAAAGACCACACGTTTGATGCCATCATCAAGCAACTCAAAATCGAAGTGGATCACACTTTCGACGCTGTACTCACCCAAGCCGCCACAGTCGCGATCGATCACACCTTCGATGCCATCGTCAACATCACTACTGAACTCGATCACACGTTTGACGCCAACGTGATCATCGCTGGGGAAGAGGACCACACGTTCGATGCCATCATCCTCGGTACCCATACCATCGCTGCTGACATGGACATCACCATCAACGCCACCCCCGCCGCCACCGACGAACGCTCCGAAATCGTTGGTCTTGGTGTTGTCGGGAACCGGCCAGGAGGCACCACCGGACCCGGCCAGGGGCTAGCCCCGTTCGGGATCAAAGTGTATCGGCCTGTGAGGAGAATCATCCGAGAGGACAAAGACAAATGAGCAGCACCACCTACCTCGATACGCTCATCCTCGACAAGGTGTTCTTTGCAGACAACTTCGAACTCTCCACTTCCTGGTACGCCGCGCTGTTCACTCAGGACCCCGGCAAGGCGGGGCAACTCGCTTTCGAAGTCTCCGCAGGCGAATACGCCCGCCAAGCAGTCACGCTCTCCACATCCACGTATTCGAACACCAACGAGATCACCTACGCAGTGTCACTGTCATCATGGGGAACCGTATCCCACATCGGGCTAGTCACTGCCGACACAGGCGGATACCTCGGCGTATATGGGGCGATCACCGGAGGACCAATCTCTGTCGTGGCCCAAGAACTCGTCAAAATCGCAGTCGGTGGCATCGTTATCCAGATGCCTTGAGATAGGATCACACTATGGCAGCAACAGTCATCATCAACCGGAAAACTGGATCAGGGCCAACCAACACGGCTATCACGTCCAGCCTGTCACGGTTGTCTACCTCCGACGCGCCTACTCCTGGCACTAGCGACCCGATTCCTGTTCCTGATGCTGGCACCAACTACTCGTACTGGATCTCCACTCGCTTGGAATGCACCGTCGCTCCGGCAGGGACCGTAGATAACCTCCGATGGCATCCAGTGCTACCGAACAACTTCGGGACTGGCATCACCGCCAAGGGCAACACCGCATCAGCGTATGTCCAAGCCACCGGCACGCAAGGCACCACCGGGGACATCCTCAACACCACCAACCACACCAGCCTCGCCGGAGCCACCTCCGACATCTGGACCTGGACTGAAGCGTCACCCAAGACCGTCACCGGCTCCACTACCACCGCTGTCGAGTTTGGTCACAACATGTGCTGGCAGATCGAAGTGGCCTCAACAGCGACAGCCGGTACCCTGACGGCGCAAACGGCGCGTTGGAGATACGATGAAACTTGATTCCATCTGGTTCGAAGTCGATTACAAAGACGGCAGAACCGAGTACGAACAACGAGGCTTGTCCTACAAGGAGATCGACCGGGAGAATCTCCTCCGGTTCCGCCTCCGAGACAACCAAGGCCCCCTCCTTGTCCTCGAAACCGACCACATCCGCACCGGCTGGAACCTCGTTTGGCGCAGACGGGTAGCTCTCGATACCGACGGGTCGCAGAACACCTACTACCTCGTCGGATGGGTCCCGATGGGGCCAGTCCTTGCTGTGCAGCAGGACGGCCTCGAACTTCTCCAGCACGACATGTTCGAACCCGGCCACCCGCTCTTCTACCCGCCCCAGCAACATTTGCATGAGGGTGAACGCTGGCCTCAGCCAAAAGCTCCACGAATAGCTAATCCTTCTTTCGAACGAACGAACTAAGCTGTTTCCATGGACGGTTTCACAATCGCATGGGTCATGTGGCTCGCCATGTTCGGAGTTATCGAAGGGGTAGCCCTGGTTCGTAAAGAACCCGGCGATACCCTCAGTGAACATATCTGGAAATGGTTCTCTGTGAAAGAGAAGGCAGCAGGTTGGAAGGCCCGTCGTGCTGTGTTGACTGCTTTCCTAGCTTGGTTGTCTGCCCATATGCTCGGAGGCTGAAGTGGTCGCTGAACGAGAACACGGTTTGATGATGGCGTCTGTAATGGCGCATGGCGGATCGTTCTACGCGGCAGCGATGGATGAGCCGCACGTGTTCGGCATGTACTTCGTGGAACATATTCGCCGTGTCACTGACGATCACGGCTCTGACGTATATCCGTACGCCTACGGGACCCGAGGCGCTTTTCTGATCATGTCCGCAGGGCTGTACGGCTGGTGGCATGACCCGGACACTGCTGAGACGCACGTGTCGGTAGGTACCGACACCAACGACGCCATCGTGTTCGGTATGGACCTCGACCGGCTCAATGCCATCAAAGCGGTTGCGGTCGCGGATGGAGTGAATGTGGTGCGTTGTATCCGCATGGACACGAACGAGGAGTGTGTCTGATGGCTTTCACCGTCACCACCGACCTCACCACCGTCGATGACGCCGAAGCGACCACCGACTGGACGACCGGATCGCTCGATCCTGACAGATATGTGCAAGGGTCCAACTCGATTGGCTGGTACATAGCAAAAAACTCTCGCGGTTCAAACGGAGTGGGAAGCAAGAGCATCTCCCACGCGGCAGGCGACCACCTGTACTTCTGGATGTCATCAGACGTGATCTCCAAGGCCGAGGCGAAAACCACCGGCACTACAACAGCCAGCGGACTGACTGTCCTGGTCACACTGTCAGGCGGCGCAACTCGGGAATGGCACGTCGCCGGATCGGATACCTGGGACGGAGGGTGGAAGTGCTTCGTCATCGACCTGGGGCACACCGGCACCCAGTTGTACGCCCAGTCGGGAACGTGGTCCACAGCGAACAACATCACCGACATCGACTTCTACATGGATCTTTCCAACTCGGGGAACATCCGTAACGTTCCAGCGAACCAATACAACGACGTGATCAGAGTCGGCACCGGCATCACCGCCTACAACACTTCAGCCGCTGACCCAGCGTTCGACTTCGCTGATATCGCAGCAACCGCCGACAGCACAACAAACAAATACGGGATCTTGGCCGCCCAGACATCAGGCGGCTCAGCGTTGGGATGCCAGGGCAAGATAACCATTGGGGATACCGGCACCAACCACTTGGATTTCGACTCGCAAGGCGAAACAGTCGAGTTCCTTGTAAGAGACGGCACCGGAGACGGCATTGTTGCTGACACTCTCTACGGTATCGAAGTCGTCGGGAACGCTACTGGCTCTGACCAGGACTTCTCGATGGGTATCAAAGTCGGAACGGGCGATACCGCTCGTGGCCGTAACGGCACCATCATCAGGGCCGGGGGTACGGCAGCCAAGTGGGACTTCACTTGCAACGATGCTGACCTCCATAACGTCACCCTGTACGGATCGACCCTTCAGGGAGCCACTGTCACTACCACCGCTGACGGTGTGATCTTTGCTGACCCCACTACTACTGGAGAGATCGCTGGTTGTACTTTCGACGGTTGTAGCCAAGTCGATACTGACGGGTTGACGGTGAGGAACACCTTCTTCATCAACAGCGTTGCCGCCACAACTGAGGCTGCTCTTGGTCCCTGGGTTGGTGGAACTACCGATGTCGCTTATTCCTTTTTCATCAACAATCCGAACGCCATCGTGTTCGAAGCTACCCCGACGGGTGACGAAGACGATTTCAGTGGCATGATCTTCGTCAGCAACACCTATGCGGTGAGGAACGAATCGAACGGCAATAACTTCGACATCAACCTCGTCAACGGCTCCACCACACTGATCACCGATACAGACAACAACGATGTTGGCACCGCTCAACTTACCTTCGTGTCCAGCTACGCATACACGTTGACGAATATCGCTAACCCGTCTGAGGTCACCATCCTCGACTACGACGTATCCCAATTGGATATCACCGGCACCGCTACAGCGGTCAACGTCGGAGACGCCGCCGCGACCGAACGGCAAGGCCAATCATTCCAAGTCACGACAGCAGGGAAAGCCGAACGCATCCGCCTCAACCTCCGCAAAGTCGGTACCCCCACCGACGGACTCACCAT